ATTATAAAACCCTTACAACCAAGTATAAAATTTAAGCGAGGTTTACAAAATGTACAAACTTAAAAACGGCGGTACGGTATCTAGACCCGCTAAAATTGGCAACACGTTTATCGGTTCAAAAACTGATCTTGGTCAGTACGGGTATTATTCAATTGCAGACACGAAGCCACAAGATGCGCCAGATGGTCAAATGTATGTTGATGACAACACAGGCGAGTACGATGAACTCAGAATGGAATATACCCCAGTATGGGTATTGCAAGATGCGCCAGTAGTAACAATTCCGACATTAGGAACAAAAATTACAAAGCTGGCATTCAGAAATCGTCTTTTGTCAGAAGAAAAACGTGCAATTTACACAGCGTCTGAAAGTAATGTTGATCTTAAAATTTATATTGATGATATTAATGCAGCCACATTTATTGACATTGCAGAACAAAAAACTATTTATAGTATCAACCAACTAGAAGAGTTTGGATTGTTAGGCGAAGGTCGCGCAGATATTATATTAAATACACTTGTTATAGATTCAGAATTATATAAAGGTAACGAATAAAACATTAAGTAACCCCATTTATAAAGGGTGTATAAATAAGAGTATAATTACAAACTTATAGGATTTGAACCAATGCCAGCGATTATCAAAACTGATGTTCGAGTTAAGAACGCTGATGCGTTTAAATACTTGATTCAATCGCAACCATCATACTTTCTGTTGTCAGGAACTAGTGAATGGGACGATGAAACTAACCCACCTACTCCGCGTGATACTACGGAATGGGAAAACATCACAATGTCTGAGTTGATTGGTATCAAGAAAATCCAACAAACAGATATTATTTCTGTTGCTCCTAGAACAAACTGGGCTGCTGGTGCTGTGTTTGATCAGTATGATCATCAAATCGATCTTATCAATACCAGAAACCCAAGTACAGGTAATTTTTATCGCTTCTACGTTATTACAGAAGACTTTAACGTGTACAAGTGTTTGTCTAATTCTTATTCATCAACGTCACAAGACAGACCCACGGGCACTAACCCATCACCGTTTCAGACTCCTGACGGGTATGTCTGGAAGTACATGTACACAGTTCAATCATCTGATGCCTTTAAGTTTATGACATCCAATTGGATGCCTTGTTACACCCTAACATACAATGATGGTTCGGCGCAATGGAATTCTCAACAATCTGCAATTTCCGGTACTGTTGATACGATTGATGTTCTGGTAGAAGGCACAGGTTATTCATTTTCGAGTCCTCCTACCGTTACCATCATTGGGGATGGAACGGGTGCAGAAGCAAGCCCTGTTGTGGATGAATTTACCGGTGAGTTGATTGATATTGTTGTGACCAGTGCTGGTTCAGGATACACACAAGCAACCGTTCAAATCGTAGATAGTGGTTCGGGTGCTGGTGGTACGGGACGGGCTGTTATAGGACCGAGAGCAGGGCATGGGGCTGATCCAAGAGTTGAGCTAGGGGCTACGTACACTATGGTTAAAGTCTCTGTTGACGGGGACGAGGGCGGTGTGTTGCCAGTAGGTATTAGTTATCGAACATCTGGCATTATAAATATGCCGTTGAATCCAGTTTTAACTGCATTCAGAGTAAGTATTCCTGCGTCAAGTTCGCAACTGTATTATGCGAACGAAACAGTAACAGGGCAAACTTCGGGTGCTACAGCTAATGTTCTTCTAGTTGATTATATAACCGGAACATTGTATTTGGATAATGTGGTTGGTGGATTTGTTCAATCAGAGTCTATATCATCACAGTCTTATAATACAACAACAATTCAAACGGTTTATACAGATTTTAAACCGTTAACCGCCGTGGTATATGGGGCTACTGATGTTGAAAAATCTTCTGGGCAGTTGTTCTATATATCAAACAGAGAAAAAATATCACGGGTTTCGAATCAACAAGAAGATTTGATCGCAATTCTATCATTTTAAGGAACTAACATAATATGTCAACTGTAGATCAGTCACAACAACCGTTTTATGATGACTATGACGAGGACAAGCAGTTTTATAATGTCTTGTTTCGTCCTAAGTACGCGGTTCAAACCCGTGAGCTTAATCAAATCCAAACAATGTTTCAAAAGCAGATTGAGCGCCTTGGTAATCATCTGTTTGAAGATGGCTCTATTGTTATTCCCGGTGAAGTATCATACGACTTAAATTATAGCTATGCTACAGTCAGTATGACATTGCCTTCCAGCTTTAGCAACTTTGAACAGTTCGTAAAAGATAATGAAGTTCTTATCCGGGGTTCAGATACAGGCTTGATTGCTCGCATTGTCAATTTTATTCCAAGTGATGGTACAGACCCAGACACTATGTACCTTATGTACCTGAATGGTGGTACAGACAATAGAACATCCACATTCCCCGCAGATGAAAATGTACGGGTGTATGTTGCTGCATCTGATTTCGAAATCACCCGTGCTGATATCATAGAAACGGGTGTAGGCTCAAAAATCACTGTAAATAATGGTGTGTATTATCTGGGTGGCAAATTCGTTCTAGTGACACAAACCACTATTCCTTTGGACAAGTATGGCATCACACCTACAAAAGTTGCTGGTTTCGTTTATGATGAAGAGGTAGTCACCCCACAGGATGATGACACGCTCTACGACAACGCACAAGGCACACCAAACTTCACGGCACCCGGTGCATACCGTTTGTATGTTAATGCCTCCCTACGCGCTTATGATAGCCTTGCTGATGCACCAGATGATTTTGCAGAAATCTTTCGTATTGAAGAAGGTCGTTTGCAAAAACTGGCCCGAGGACCATCATACAATATTCTAGCTGATACACTAGCCAAACGTACATACGATGAATCTGGAAATTATGAGGTTGAAGGGTTTCCTATTGACATTCGTGAGCATTTAAAAGAAGACAACAACCGTGGCCTGTATACAACGGCATTGGGTGGTGATGAATCTAAATTTATTGCTGGTATTGGTAATGGCCTTGCATATGTAAAAGGTTATGAGTCGTCCGTTCTTTCTACTCAATTCATTGAGCTTAACAAGGCTCGATCTATTGAGGCAGATAATAACTTTTCACTGTCTGCTAAACTCGGGTACTTCATGACGGTGGATACAATCACCAACATTCCTAGTCTACTGACTTATCAGAAAGTCGAATTCCGTAACACATCTGGTTCTGTTATCGGGAATGGTCGTGTGAAAAGCTTTGGTGTGAATGGGGCTGACTACGATATGTACTTGTTCGACATTCGTAACACGTCTGGTGATGTTTCAACCTCTTTCATATCAGATGTTCGAGAAATCAGGGGTGTGGATAATGCGGTTGCCTTTACTGCTACGGTAACAGAAGCTAATGCATTTCTTAGGGGCACTGATAAACCAGACCTATTATATAGTATGAGTTATGAGTATATCAGTTCACTTATCAATTCCGCTACTGGTGAATCAGATACATCATTTACTATTATCAAACAATTTGAAACAACTACTGATGCATCTGGTAATGCTACGCTTAGTGCAGATTCTAATGAAACTTTCTTGGGTCAGGTAACATCGTATTCTATTGCATCATTTACTGATGTAACAAATGATCATGTTGATATTTCATCTATCTCTACTTTAGGTGGAACACCAACTGGCAAAGCAATTTCTATTGCATTCGGTGCGGGTTATGAAAGTAGACCCGTTCGTGTAAACGTCTTGACTTCTGTTAATGAAGCTGTTACCAAAAACAAAACAGTTACGTTTGGGGTTAAGACAGGTAGTGTCGTAAGTGGTCGCTTGGATTTGGGTAAAGCTGATGGTATTCGTATCAATAGTGTTACCCATGACGGTGACGATGTAACGTCATCATTCACTATGAATAAGAACTCGCGTCCTTCTTACTACGGGGTTTCTTTTGCTACTACCAAAGAAACATTTGCAAACCCAGTAACTGTAAACTTTGAATACTTCAATCATAGCTCTGGTAACTACTTTTGTGTAGATTCATATTCCAGCATTGACTATAAAGATATTCCGTTTGATAGTGGAATGCGTTTATCTGATCTGTTGGATTTTAGACCTAGAATTGATGATACGGGTGATAACTTTACGGGTGCTGGTTCTAGTCGAATTTATATCCCTGCGCCGAACACAGTTATGCGAGTGGATTTGGAATATTATGTTCCACGTAAAGATAAAATCGTTATCAAAAAAGACGGTATACTGAGTGTTGTTGAAGGCTCTCCTGATCTAAATCCAATATCGCCTGCGACTCCATCAAATTCAATGTCTTTGTATGAGATTGTTATCCCAGCGTATACTTTGGATATAAGCTCTATCACACCAAACCGATCTTCTATTAAACGATACACCATGGCTGATATTGGTCGTCTTGAAAATCGTCTAGATGGTTTGGAATATTATGTTAGTTTGAGTCTTTTGGAAAAAGATGCGGCTGATATGCAAGTCATTGATCCAATAACAGGACTTAATCGCTTTAAGAGTGGTATCTTGGTTGATTCTTTTGATGATCATAGTGTTGGTAACTATGAATGGGATGAGTACCACTGTTCAATTGGTGACAGTCAACTTAGACCAGAAATGAAATTCAATGCTGTTGATTTTGCTGCTGATTTGTCAAAGTCAACTAATATCAGAATTAATGATGGTGTTGCAACCCTTGATTATACCGAGGAAGTTTTCTTAAATCAAAACTCGCGTAGTGCCTTCATGAATGTCAATCCTTACGCTGTTTTCCGGTGGGAAGGTGAGGTTACACTAAGCCCGTCCGTTGATAACTGGGTGGATGTTGTTTATACCGCTCCCAGAGTGATTACACAGTCGGTGACACAGTTTAGAGAAGTTACTACACCTAGTCAGTCATGGCAGAACAATGCTACTGTACTAAGCGCGTCAAGCTCTTCTGTTGAAAGATTGATCGAGCCACATGCTCTGTTTCAAAACCCAGTAGCTAATGATTTTGGTATTAATACCGCATCACGAACTACTACTACCACTACAAATAGAAGGCTACAAAGCACCAGTACATCTGCTAGTTCTGGGTCAGGTGGTGAGCAAGTTTTGAACAATGAATGGCTTCCGTTCATGCGTTCGCGTGATGTTGAAGTAACGGGCGAGGGACACAAACCAGAAACGAAATTGAATTTCTTTTTTGATAACAATGCCATTAATCAATATGTGAAACCAGTATCTGGTTCATTTGGTGCTGATGTTATAACGGGTTCAGACGGTGACTTTACATGCATCTTTAACATACCTAATGATGACCAACTACAAATTCCTGTAGGAAGCAAGTTGTTTGTTGCAACCGATACCGATAATAATCGACGGGAACTGGCATTGTCTTACGGTGAAGCTGAGTACACAGCAACCTCAAGACGCGAAACCAGACAGCGCACCGTAATCAACACCGTGATTAGAACAGTTGAAAGAGCAAGCGTTACAACAACAAATGCTAATACAACTACATGGTGGGACCCACTTGCTCAATCGTTTTTGGTTGAAGAAGATGGTGGTATCTTTATAACTAAGTGTGATTTGTTTTTCTTGTCTAAGGATACCCAGATTCCAGTTCATATTGATATTCGTGAAATGGAAAATGGTATACCTACACAACGGATTGTTGCAGGGTCAAGAGCTTTGTTAAAATCTGCTGATGTTAATGAATCAAATAATGGATCGGTAGCATCTACATTCAATTTCAAATACCCTGTGTATCTTGAAGAAGGTAGAGAGTATTGTATCATGATTTGGGCAAACAGTATTGATTATAATGTTTTTGTTGCAAATCTGGGTGAAAAAGATTTGGGTACAGGTAAGTATATAGCTAACCAACCTTATCTTGGTGTTCTATTTAAGTCTCAGAACAGTTCTACATGGACCGCTGATCAAAATGCAGATTTACAGTTTGTGCTTCATAGAGCAAGATTTAGCACTTCTCCTGCTGTACTACACCTTGAAAATCAGGAACTACCCAGAACTAGACATGCAAACCAATTGCTTGTGGCTACCAATGAATCAAATGTTGTTCGAGTAAACATTAGCAAACATAACATGGTTATGGGAAGTATTCTTACAATTACAAACGCGGTTGCTGGTAAAGGATTTGCTGTTGGTGATATCAATAAAGGGCATGTAATTACAAGCATTATTGATGCAGACTCTGTTGAGATTGAGATTACTGGTGTGGATGCAACAAGTGATGGCTTATTTGGTGGCTTTGGTGTTGAAACCATGGATTCTATCATGGCCAGTTTCATGAACTTGAACTGTAATGATGTTGTTTATACTGGTACAGAGATTAGATATGATGCAACAGGTATGACGGGTGAATCTATCGATGGTACAGAAACAGCGTATCAAACCATTACTTCCCCTATTGTACTTGAAAAGGGTGGTATGAAGTCTTTGAAGTACCCTTGGATGATTACAAACAAAGCAGATGAGGCTGTAAACTTTGCTGGTAATGCGTCTATGGTTATTAAGTCTAACATGAAAACAAACAATAGCAATGTGTCCCCTGTTATTGACTTGTACGCATTCAACTTGATTGCTCCAACATATTTGGTTGATGGCAAACTTGATGATGTTCAAGCTGATGGTTCAAACTGCTTCAACAAGTATAGAACTAACATAGCAGGTCTGGTATCTCCTGCAACATCTATTCGTGTCTTTGTTGATACAATATTTGATCAACAGTCTGATGTCATCTTGTCTTGTAGAGTTGGTAACAGTGAAGATGAAGTGAATGAGCAGAGTTGGAGAGTATTGAATAATGTCGGTAATGTTGTTAATACCAATAATACCGTATCAGAGATTGAATATTCCCTAGACGATGATGATGGTTTACCTGAATATGCGTACTTTCAAGTCATGATACAAATGAAGACTAGAAACAGCGCACGGGTTCCAATTTGCCGAAATCTTCGCGTACTTGCATTGGGCACCTAATTTATGAAAAAGATAATAGATATGCACGGTTTTGTCAAAGATGACAAAACCGGTGTTATCCAAAATTGCAACTTAACTGATCTTGAAATGGCAAAGAAAGCAAAAAAGCGAATTCTTGATGAGATAAAAAAGACAAATGAATTGGAATGTCGGGTTGATAGGCTAGAAGAGTTGCTGACTCTAATGATGGAAAAGGAAAAAACAGATGAGTGAATTTTTTCTAAAAGCATTTGATCATATCATTCTAGTTGAAGGTGGTTATTCCGATAACCCTTTTGACTCGGGTGGAAAAACAAAGTACGGAATTACTGAGCAATTGGCTAGAAGGTACGGGTATGTTGGTCTTATGAAAGACATGCCTCTAAGCAAAGCTAAACAAATCTACAAAACACACTTTTGGGATAAGCTGATGCTTGATGATGTGTCTGTAGTCTCATACAACACCGCTCACGAAATGTTTGACACGGGTGTGAACATGGGTAGGGCTAGGGCTGGAACCTTCTTACAGAGGTCTTTAAACGTACTAAACTACAAACAATCTATCACTCCTGATATTAAGGTTGATGGTTTAGTTGGTAAAAACACACTAAAAAGCCTAAAAGCTGTTTTTTCTAAGCGTGGGGATGAAGTTTTATACAACATGCTCAATTGTCTACAGGGTGCATTTTATGTAACTCTAGCAGAGAGAAGAGAAAAAGACGAGACGTTTGTATACGGTTGGTATAAAAATAGGATTAATTTAAATGGCTATAGCTAATAGAAATGATTTCAAGCAATATTGTCTGAGAAAGCTTGGTCATCCTGTTATCAGGATTAATGTGGAAGATTCTCAGGTTGAGGATCGTATTGATGATGCACTTGAACGATTTCAGGAAGGGCATTATGACGGTACGGAAGAAGCTTGGATTGCATATAAACTTACGCAAGCTGACATTGATAACGGATATCTAACCATTGGAGATGACATTCTAATGGTCGTTGAAACTATGGATTTGGGTGAAACTACAGACTCAAATGGGATGTTCTCTTATCAGTATCAGTTTGCTATACAAAACCTATCACCGTTCCAAACGCTAGATATGATCAATTACTTCATGGCGTCCACCAACATTAACTCGGTGTATGACATGATCAATGCTGCACCCAGATTAGAACATACACGCTATATGAATAAAGTTGAGATATTTCAGCCTTTGAAAGAATTGGCTATTGATACTGTTATTGGTATGCGGGTATTTAGGATTATAGACCCAACCTTACATACTAAACTTTACAATGATATATGGTTGAAGAAATATGCCACAGCTATGATNAAAATGCAATGGGGCAACAACATGAAAAAACATGGTGAGGTTCAATTGCTGGGTGGGGTTACTGTGAATGGGCAGGTAATTTATGATGAGGCTATAACCGAAATAGAAAAGCTCGATGAAGAACTAGAGTCAAGATATTCACTCCCAGTTGATTTTTTCACGGGCTGAAATAATAAAATAGGGTGTATAAGATGAACATAGATGAGGGTCGTCAAATGATGAATGACGAAGAACAACAAAACCTTGACATAAAAAAACGTAAATTCAGAAGAAATTCTGCAATAACATCATTTGTCTTTCTTATTTTTATATGTTTGTTCTACATGATTGGGGGTGGTTTGTTTATGGATACTGATCAAGCTAAAAGTTTGGCAGAATTTAATGGAATTATCATCACTCAGTGTGCGGTATTTGCATCAATAATTCTGGGTCATCTTGGTTTTGATTACCTAGCAAAGATATAATAATAACTATATATAATAATAAAAACTTTGGGTCGCTTTTGCGGCCCTTTTTTTACTCTTATAAATAGATATAGATTCCACTAATTGTGTGTGCATATATGACTATTAACTCATACGTCAATAACTATAATGAAACAAGTGAACAAGACCTACAAAATGATCTTGTGGTCGAAGCTATCCAGATGAAAGGGATTGATATCAACTATCTCCCTAGAACTTTGGTGAACTATGATTATCTATTTGGTGAAGACCCGGCATCAGCATTTACAAACACTTACGTTATTGAAATGTATCTGGTTAATGTTGATGGATTTGGTGGTGGGGGTGATATGATTACCAACTTTGGTTTGGAAATAAAAGATACCGCAACTTTTGTTGTTAGTCGTTCACGATGTATAGAAGAATTCGCCCCAGAGGAATTTAATTCGCCACAGGTTGGGGATTTGCTTTATCTAGCCGTTTCAAACTCATTCCTTGAAATAAAGCATGTGGAAGACGAAAGCCCGTTTTATCAATTAGGAAAACAATATGTGTGGGAAGTAAAAACGGAAACTTTCGAGTTCTCATACGAAACTTTCAATACAGGTGACCAGAATATTGATGACATTATTAATAATGATATGGTGGATTATGATACAGAAACCGATACAGAAGAATATGGCGACAATGAAGAAATCCAAACCGAAACTGATACATTTGTTGATTTTGATGTAACAGACCCATTTGGGGTGAAATAATGACAGCACTAAACGAATACTTTTATCACAATTCAATTAGAACATATACCGCTGCGTTTGGTACTTTGTTTAATAACATTTATATTGTTAGAAGTGATGGTAAGAAGATAAAGATTCCTTTGTCTTATTCATCACGGCAAAAATTTGATATTCAACAGAAGTATGATAAATCAGCACACATTAAGGTTAAGTTTCCCCGCATAGGTTTTGTTATGACTGGATGGGAACGTGACCCGGAAAGAATGCAGAACAAACTTGATCATATGTACCAACAAAATGTAGACAGGGCAACAACAAATAGTGTAGCAAAACAACTAAATCGTGTTCCTTATATTTTTACATATCAGGTTAGTGTCGGTACAAAAAACCTTGATGATATGTTTCAGATTATGGAACAGATTGCCGCATGGTTCAATCCGTCTCTGAATATTAATATCACAGAAAATCCTGACTTGGGTATAGAAACTTCGCTTAATGTTAAGTTGACAGATTCAAACCTTACTGATGATTTTGAGGGGATGATGGAAGATGAGAAGACTTTGATATCAACCTTTAACTTTGCTGTAGAGGGATTTCTTTATATGCCTTCTAGTTCACAAGGGGTTATCCAAACAATCACCCTTAATTACTACGATCTTAATAATCCAGATAACATAATTGCTACCGACATAATAGACGAGAATTCATTATGAGCAAACGCGATAAAATCAACAAGGATATCGAAGCATTTATTGGTATTGAGTATGATGTTGATTCTCATCTAGATGAACTGGATGATGACGGTGAAATCATCCGCGAAAAGTTTGAAACCGTTGTTTATACACCAGTGCATTCTAACATACCTGTAGAAATGCGTGACAGCGACGTGTACGACGATTACAACTATACTAGGACGGTTCTTAGGGGTTTGATTGAACGTGGCACAGGGGCGCTTGAAAGCTCTCTAATACTTGCTAAGGAATCCGAGCATCCACGGGCATTTGAAGTATCAAGCACACTTATGAAAAATATTTCTGAAATGAGTAAAGACCTCATGGCTTTGCATAAGCATTTGGATGAGCAAAATAATGCTAAAGGGGATACAGCTAAGACCGTACACAATACACAAAATAACTATTACGGCGAAGAAAAACAACCAAAGGGTGTCGATGATCTATTAGATGATCTAGACGACGATGAATAATAATGCAAATACATCCATTTGATATAAGAGCGTTTGTAAAAGAAAATAGAGCTTTAGTTAAGAAGTTCATTAAAAAAAATACCTATGGTATAAATGTTGATGATCTTGAGCTTGGTCCTGCTTATTACTATCAGAAAAACGAACAAATTCTTAATAAGAAACAGAAACCAGAATATTCTCTTATGCAAAAACTTGAGTATATCAAGTGTATGAAGGATTGTTCTTATTTTACACAGAAATATATCAAGATTATTTCTATTGATGATGGTGTTATCCCGTTTCATCTTTACGGATATCAGGACGAATTATTAAAAAAATATCAATCAAATCGATTTATTATCACCCTACAGGCTCGGCAGTCCGGGAAGACTATGACAACCGCTGCCTATATACTATGGTTTAACACGTTCAACGATTCAAAGGATTCTGCTATTCTAGCCAACCGGTTAGCACAAGCACAAGAAATAATGGCGCGGGTTCAGATGTCTTATGAAAACCTCCCTAACTTTTTAAAGTGTGGTGTTTCTGAGTACAACAAACGTTCCATGAAGTTTGCTAACTATTCAAAGATTTTTTGTGCAACATCTACATCGTCATCTATTCGTGGTACATCAATATCGCTATTATATATTGATGAGTGCGCTTTCCTACGTAATGACATGGCATTCTATGAGTCAACCTACCCAGTAATTACATCAGGTAAAAATTCACAGGTTATTGTGTCTTCTACGCCTAATGGTGCTCGTGGACTGTTTTTTAAACTGTATACCGAATCTGTTGGTGGTGTCAATAAATATGTTAACCATAAGGTTACATGGGACATGGTTCCGGGGCGTGATCTTGCTTGGAAACAGGAACAGATTGCCAACACATCACAGGAACAGTTTGATCAGGAATTTTGCTGTCTTTTTCGAGGCTCCACAAACTCTCTTATCGCGGGTAATGTTCTGGAACGGTTGGTTGAGAAGAATCCTATAGAGGTAAGGGATGATCTAAAAATATATGAACACCCTGTACTACCAGATGACGAACAAGCTGGACATATATATGCTATGACTGTTGATGTTAGTCGTGGGTTGTCTCAGGACTATAGTGCGTTTATCGTGTTTGATGTTACACAGATTCCATACAAGGTAGTGGCTACATATAGAAATAATAGTATATCACCAGTTTTGTATCCTACTATCATTAATTCTACAGCAAATCATTACAATAATGCAATGGTTCTAGTTGAAATAAATGATATCGGGGAACAGGTTGCATCAATTCTATTCAATGAATATGAGTATGAAGAACTATTGATGACAAAGACAGATAAGAACAGACAAATAATCTGGTACGGAAGTGACTGTAAATTGGGGGTTAGAACCACAACGGCAGTCAAGGCTGTTGGTTGTTCTAACATAAAAACTTTGATTGAGAATGAAAAAATAGAATTGAATGATAAAACCGTTATTGATGAATTTGGTACTTTTATCCCAAAGGGTAAAAGTTATGAAGCCGATTCTGGTGCTAACGATGACTTTGCTATGTGTTGTGTATTGTTTGCATGGGCAACCACCCAACAATATTTTAAAGATATGACAGATATAAATACGCGGTTAGAGATACTAAAAGATAAAGATAACAATGAACAACTCACTCCATTTGGATTTATCGAAAGAGATTTTGATGGGGACGAAGACGAAAGCTTTGACAGTGATCCCTTTTCTGTAAGAGTAGGGGAAGTGGATAGAGAAGATGTCTTCTTTGAAGGCTTCTGATTTAAACCGTTGAAACAATAAATAGAAACAGATATAAACTAATTAAGAGGTTTTCATACAAAATGACTTCTCCAAGTGTAATTTCAAAAGAAAAAGATTTAACATTCACTATCCAAAGCATTACTACTAATGCTACTGGTTATGTTGGTATGTTTCGTTGGGGTCCAGCTAATGAAATCGTTAGCATTACCAGCAACGAAGACGAATTAGTAAAAAGATTTGGTGAGCCAGATAACCAAACAGCTTTATACTTCCTTTCCGCTGCTAACTATTTGCTTTACGGTGTTCCTTTGCGCTTAGTTCGTGTGGTTGGTGGCGACGCACTTAATTCTATTGACTCCATTGCAGTAGCTGCAACACAAACGCCGGTTCTAGTAAAGAACGAATCAAATTTTGATCTTCTAACAGATGCAACATTTACCAGTCAGGTTCCATCTTTTATCGGTCGATATGCCGGTTCCTTGGGTAACTCGATTAAAATTTCCGCTGCTGACTCTAGTGGATTTTCTAGTTGGTCATATGCGGATGAATTTGATTATGCTCCTACTACTGACACATTCAATCTAATTGTTATCGACAAAGATGGTTTGATTACTGGTACTGTTGGTGCTGTTATCGAAAAGTACCAACTTGTTTCAAAAGTACCGGGTACTAAGAAAATTGATGGAACAAGTGCATATATACTTGAAGCTATCAAAGGACAATCAAACTATGTCTATTGCTATTCTTCTGAGGCTATTGTATTCGATGCCGGTGTGTTTGAAGTGTCGCTAGAAGGTGGTGTTGATGATAACGTGCAAGCTAACGCTGACTTTGCAACTGGGTTTGATCTTTTTTCTAACGCAGAAGTTATTGACATTGTTCGTTTGATGACATCTGGATCAAATTCTGTTGGTAAGATTCGTGCTGTTGACGTTTGTGAAAATCGAGGCGATGCTGTTGCTTTTCTAGCCCCTGATTTAGCTGATGTTTACAATAACCTTGATTCCGTTACAGATGTAAAAGAATTCTTTAATGCAACCATTAACAAGAATTCTTCTTATGGATTTGCTGTAGATAACTGGAAGCTGGTTAATGATAAGTATAACGATACAACCCGCTGGATTCCGTGTGATAGTGATGCTGCTGGTTTGCATTCTCGCATATTTGTAACCGCAGAGCCTTGGTTCTCCCCTGCTGGTCTAAACCGTGGTCAGATGAAGAACGTTATCAAGCTTGCTTGGTCGCCTGACACAGCACAGCGCAATGAGTTATACAAAGATGGCATTAACTCTGTTATAGCCTTTCCGGGCGAAGGTACTGTGTTGTGGGGCGATAAGACTATGCTCAAGGCACCGTCTGCGTTTAACCGTATCAACGTGCGTACCCTGTTCATTGTAATCAGACGTGCAATCAGTCGTGCTGCTCGTTACCAGTTGTTTGAGTTGAATGATCCAATCACTCGCTCATTGTTCAGAAATGCCACTAACCAGTATCTTGAGAATATACAAGGTCGGCGCGGTATCTATGACAAACTGGTTGTAGCTGATGAAACAAACAATACAGCGCAAGTGATTGATGCAAACGAGTTTGTTGGTGATATCTACATATCACCCGCAAGATCAATCAACACAATTCGACTCTCATTTGTAGCAGTCGGCACAGGTGCCAATTTTGCAGAAC